GCTATCCACAGACGGTTCCGACTGCGCCAAATCTGGTGCAACGAATTCGATCTGCCGCTGGCCTGCGTGCCAGCGCTCTCGATCTCGAATACCTGAACAAGCCGGCGTGGCGTAGAAAACTGCGGCTCGCGTCATTCAAGGGACAGCCGTTCTACGTTGACCAGCAAGGACGCACGAGCGGTCGCAGAACTGTCGTGCATCAATATCCGAAGCGCGATCTACCTTATTCGGAGGACATGGGCCGCGAAGCGATACATTACGCCATGACTGGTTACCTGATCATGGCCCCGAATTACAACAAGAGCGATTTCTACGGCGGCGGCGGTTGGCTTGATGGCGTGCGCATGCCGAGCAATTACGATGACGCACGCGACAATCTTGAGACCGCGCTCCTCGATGGTGGCCCGGGCCGCCTAGTCGATCCGTACAGTCCGCGACTTATGGCGGGCGGCTACAGTGCTGGCGGCGCGGCGATGCAGTTCATGTGTGAAAAATACACCATCACTGAATCGCGTGAGCGCGGCGGCTACTGCGTGGTCGAGATGTCGTTTGTCGAATATGGGTCGCCCGGTCAGATGCAGAGCATGATTAATACTGCCTACACCGTGGCGACAGCTTCCAACAGCGCGACGGCTGCGGCGGCTAGTGCGGGCGATAATTGGCAACAGCAATATCAACAGGACTTTGAAGCTTTCGTGCAAAAGTACAAAGATTGGATCACGACTTTTGGCGGTATTCTGGGAATTCCAGGCGGTGCTTAGTTCGCATCGAATGGGTTGCTAGGGCCTTAATGTGCTTCTGGTCGGGCGGCCTAGCGGCATTTATGCCGCGTGCGCTGATTTTATCTCACCGTTCAACATCGCAACAAGAGGAGGCTGGATATGCCCGGCGCTTGTCAAGATTGGGTGCTCGATAATGGACTCGCGCAGCTAAAGGCGCTTGCAACGCACATCTATATCTGCTCGCAGCAACCGCTGACGTTTGCCGACGCGACGACAAATTACGCGCTCGGTAACAACAACTTCGGTGCAGGTCTTGCGCTGACAGGTCCAGTTGCTCGCACGCCGAACGGCCGCAAGGTGACGACGGTCGCGGTGACCAACGGCTCGGTTACCGGCACCGGCACGGCTACGCGCTATGCGATAGTGGACAGCGTCAACTCGCGGTTGCTGGTCGACAATGATCTTGCTGCTGCCCAAGCGGTCACTGCTGGTAATGTGTTCTCACTTCCTGCCTTCGATTTTGGCATACCCGGATCGTGATCGCTTTCGGGCTCTCCTAAAAGAGTCGTAGCCGATGACTGCGATGACGCTCACCCACAAGTTCGTGTCGGCAATCGCCGATGGCACCGACGCGACGTTGGTGCGTCCATCGAGTTGGAACGATCAGCACGCATTTTTCTATGGCTACAGAACGGTCACGATAGCGACCGATACGATTGCAAATGCCGACCATCTGTCGCTGATCGTCTACAATGGCGCGGGTGCGATTGCGGCCAGCCTGCCCGCGCCGACGGCAGGCAATTTTCAGCTTGGTTGGCGATGTTGGTTGACGAACAACGCAGCCAGCCCCGTCACGCTGACCGGCACCGGCGGTGCGACGATCAATGGCGCAACCTCCATCACTATCAACCAGGGCGACGAGTACGATCTACAGGGAACCGGCACAAGTAACTTTTTCGCGCAAAAGATCATCTCTGAAGCGGCGAACGATGGCAATTTCTATGCTCGACGTAGCTTGGGTTGGTCGAACATCGGCGCGACGTTTGCGCCGCTCGCTTCGCCAGCGCTGAGTGGGACGCCTACCGGGCCAACTGCTGTTGCAGGGACAAATACGACTCAACTCGCAACCACAGCATTTGTAATGGCAAATGCTGGCACGCCCGGAGGTGCTGCAACCACGGTGCAGACAAGGGTCTTCACCGCTTCCGGTCCCTATGTGCCATCGGCCGGTTTGGTCAGTGCCATCGTCGAGACCATTGCTGGTGGTGCTGGCGGCGGGGCCGTTGGCTCTGGCTCGGGTTACAACGCCGCTGGTGCGGGTGGTGGTTCGGGCAGCTATTCACGTAAAGCATTAACCGCAGCCCAGATCGGTGCGTCGCAGACGATCACGATTGGCCCGGGCGGGGCTGGCGGTTTGGCCGCTGGTCCAAACAATGGTTCGCCTGGCGGTAATACCAGCTTCGGAAGCCTTTGCATTGCCAATGGCGGCCTCGGCGGTGCCGCTGCGAGTGCGGGCAGTGCTGCGTCGATTGCCATCGGAGGCGCAGGAGGTGCGCCAGGGACAGGCGATGTTGTCGCCGCAGGCAATCCTGGCGTTAGTGGTGGTCAGGGAAGTGGCCCCGTTATTCCGCCTCCTGGCGCTAGTAGCGCTCTGGGCGGCGGCGCTGTTGGAGTCGATCTAACAACAACACTTCCAGGTGGCGCTGCCAGGAATTATGGCGCTGGCGGAAGCGGCGCTAGTTGTTCCGGCCCAGCAGGTAGTTCCGTAGGCGGCAACGGCTCACCGGGCGTCTGCGTCGTCACCGAGTTCATCAATACGGCAGTGGCCGCAGTCGGCCCGATTGGTGGCTTGCTTTCCTACGTCAGCACGACGGCACTGAAATTTGCACCATATGCGGGCAGCTTTATTCGGCTCAACGGCGCAATCAGGGGAATTCCGTCAGCGGGCATCGCTGGAATGGGCAGTACTGGTGTCTTCGTCAACGGCGTCGCAGCGCAGAATCTTGTCGCCAACACGACCTATTGGATTTTCTGTTTCGACAATGGCGGTGTACTGACGGCCGATTTCCGAACCGCTGCCACACATGCAACGAGCACAACGGCCGGTAATGAAGGCACAGAAATTCTCACTGGCAACGACACCCGTAGTCTAATCGGAATGTGTCGTAGTGGCGCTGCCGCCGGTGTATTCCTTGCACCGAGCGCAACGAACCTCAGTGTACTTAATTGGTTCAATAAAAAGACCCTCAGAGGACAAGGAGTCTTCACTGCGGAGCGCTCGCTTAGTTCTGCGACCCCGGTCGAAATTAACACTGAAATCAGAGTTAATTTCTTGTCTTGGACCGACCCGGTTCAAATCGTAATGGCCGGTGCTATGCTGAATTCAGCCGTCGATAACGTCTATGCTTTTTTGGCAGTTGATGCGACGGTAATTGATGGCGGTTGCAGCTACTATTGTTCTGGCGTCAATTTTCAGGGTGTCCTTGCCGGTTCAAGCCAATGGATACCAACAGAGGGCTGGCATACTGCAACGATATATGGAAAGGCGTCGACTGGTACGGCGGCTTATGGCGGGTCTGCGGCTCCTGCGACTCCCAGTACAACTAACATGACTCGTTGTTCACTTTCGGTAGGTTTGCAGGGATGACCGCAATCAATGTCCGGTAATCCTACCTTTCAAGGTAATGCTTTTCAAAATACCGCGTTTCAGGCTGGCGTCTCGCTAGTCGCTGCCAACTACTGGCTCGGTTCGCCGAGCTTCGCCGCACCGGCGATGGCCGTCAGGTCCGCGCTGTCGGCACTGAGTTATTCGCTCGGGCCGCTGGATATCGCGACGCCGGGGAAGATCGTCTACGCGCTCGCCGTCAACGCCTATCAACTTGCATCGCCGGTTTTTGCCAAGCCTGGTCCGCTCCATTTCAATTATCATTTTACGGCAGCAAGCTGGGCGGTTGGGTCACCAACATTTGGCACTCCACCGCTGCTCGCTGCTGGCAACTTAGTTCCGCTCACCGTAAATCCCTATTTACTTGGCAGTCCAAGCTTTGTTGCTCCCTTTGTGCGCCAGACGAATGGACTGAGAGTCAACGCCTATTTTCTTTCTAGTCCAGTTTTTGGAACGCCTGTCGTCGGCACGAATTATCGGCTCTACGCGAACGCCTCTGCTATCGGTAGTCCGGCATTTGACGCACCGAGGCTCGGTCTCAACTATCAATTTTTGATCGATCCATATTGGCTTGGCTCGCCCGACTTCGCGCTCGCCGGGCCGTTCCATGTCAACTATGTTCTGACCGTCAATCCTTATTCGCTTGGCTCGCCAACGTTCGCCTATCCGCGCTTGCAATGGCAGGTGGTCGATCTCGGCTTGCCGCTGACATATTTCACCGATGCCGAGACTGCGACAAATGTGCTTCAGACACTGTGCAATTACCTGCTTGGGAGTTTGCCGCCGAGTAGCACTTCCGCGACCATCACTGCGCGGCGATTGACGGCAAACTTGCGTGATCACGCTGACGAAGCGATTCGCGGTAGCACGCTCGGCACCCAGTTGCAGCAAGTCTATCTCGCCTGCGATGCCGCTGGTGCGACCTATGCCGGCGTCGATGCCGCGTCTCTGTATCTTTTCAGTCAGGCATTGAGCACATCGGTGCTGACACAAATCCTCTTCCATTCGGCGCTGGTCATGAATTTGGGCCTTGAAACCAAAATCATCTCGCGCACAACGTTTGAGAATCAGGAAGAAATTCAAAACATGATGGCGCATGTGCGGGCACTGTTTGAAGCCGCCAAACGAATCGGAATCGACGATGTCGATGTGACGGTTTATCAAGCACTGATAGCGATGGGCGGCTCGATCATGAACCACCTGAACTACACTGAATTACAACTGCCACGCTATATGACTTACGTCAGCAACGATGTGATGCCGTCGCTCTATCTTGCCAACCGTATCTATGCGGATGCATCGCGCTCGGACGAGATTGAGAACGAAAATGGGGTAATCCATCCTGCTTTTGTGCCGCGACAAATCCGCGTTTTGTCCAACGTGGGAATGTGACGAATGGCGGACGTTAGAATTATCACGCAGCATCCGTACTTCGAGACGATTGCTGATTGGCAACTCCTTCCTAACGGTTTTCTCGATGAGACCCAGGAGCTAGCGAACTACGTTCGCGTGGCATTGATGTCTGATCGGCTCTCGGATGTCGATGAGATACGGCCCGATCCTGACAGCGACGACCGAAAAGGCTGGTGGGCCGACATGGATGCGCAAGCAATTTGGCGCGGTTGGCCAATCGGTTGCAGGAACTGGTTGCTGACGCGCGCGAAGATTACCGACTCTCCCGCATGGGAGGGGTCCACTGTCGCACGTGCAGAAAGCTATACACGCGAAGCATTACAGCCGTTGATCGATATGCGCTTGTGCACCTCTATCGATGTTGTCGCTGCGCGGGTCGATATCAGCCGCATCGATGTCGCGATTGTGATCTATCGCGGCAATTTACCGGAAATCGAATTGATTTTTCAGGACTTGTGGCAAGAGATGCAAACCGAGCCCGTGTTGTCACCTTATGGAGCAAGTATCTAATGCCATGGGTTACGCCATCGTTACTGCAAATCAGGCAGATGGTGAGAGACGATATCACCATGGCACTCCCCGGCGCGGTAGTTGTCGGCAATACCGTGATGAGAGTGATGGCCGATGCGATGGCCGGCCTCGCGCGGCTGGTCTTGAAATATCTGGATTGGTTGGCATTGCAGCTAATGCCCGATACTGCCGATACTGTGTGGCTCGACAGGCATGGTACGATATGGCTTGTCAACGCCGACGGGTCGCTCGGTCGTAAAAACCCCGCATCAACCTCTGGCACCGTCGGCTTTTATGGCACGGCGGGAACGTTCGTCGGCATGGGCAGTGTTGTGGTTGCACCGACCGGCGATACTTTTGAGACGATTGAAATTCTGACGTTATCGGACCCGACAACCCAGCCCAACGAAGTTGCGGTTCGCGCGCTTAATGCCGGCGTTAGCGGCAACATACCGGCTGGTACGGGCATGACGCTTCAGGTGCCGATCTTCGGTGTCGACAACATTGTAGTGGTCGATCTGCGCGGCGGCACCGAGATGGAGACCGACGACCAACTCCGTGCCCGTGTGCTTGCGCGCATTCGACAGCCGCCAATGGGTGGCGACGCCGACGACTACGTCCAGTGGGCGATGAAGATTCCGAGTGTCACGCGCGCGTGGGCAGCGCCACGCGAACTCGGCATGGGAACTATCACTATTCGATTTATGGTCGATGCGTTGCGCGCGGACACAGGCGGCTTTCCCATTCAGGACGACATCAACGTCGTGAAAAACTACCTCGATACGGTCAGGCCCGTTTGTGTCAGGGACTACTTCGTCATGAGCCCGGTCGCAGAGCCGATCAATTTCAATCTTTCGCTTACAAATGATTCCATGGCGTTGCGTAATCAGGTCGCGATCTCGGTCAATGCGATGATCAATGAGAAGGCCAATCCGGCGCATGCAGTCGATGGTCAGCTTGTCGCTGGTACTACCATCATGGCGTCATGGGTTGCCGAGGCGATCAACCGGGTGACGCAGGATTTTGATTTGACCATGATGGACCACCCGATGCCTCACAATGGCGCGCTCGCCGTGCTCGGGACGATCACGTATCCAACGCCATGAGCAACGGCAACTTTCCCAATCCCCCACAATTGCCGGCACAAATTCCGTCGCCGTTGTTTTCGCCGCTGCCGGCGCAGATGCCGGTCGACCGCCATATCCGCCGTGGCCAAGAAGAATATGCACACGCGCTCTCAGCATTGCTGCCGCAAGGTATTGCATGGCCGCGCTGGCCTGAAACCGTAATTATGAAGTTTGTCTACGGGCTTGCCGGCATCATGGGATGGGCCGATGGTCGTGCGGCCGATTTGCTAGAGATCGAGAGCGACCCGCGAGCAACGATAGAAATGCTCGATAGCTGGGAACGGGCATGGGGCTTGCCCGATCCCTGCTTTAAGACACCGCAAACCGTCGACGAGCGTCGCAAAGTTCTCGTAATGCGGATGACGCTGCTCGGTGCGCAATCACGAGAATTCTTTATTGGAATTGCAAATTATCTCGGTTACCAAGTTTCAATCAGCGAATATCGACCGTTCATGGTCGGCGTCGACTGCTGCGGTGACAATCGTGCACTTGAAGGCGGCGTTCTCGGCGATTGGCCGTGCCAGATCGGCGATCCAAGCATGCGATTCGCTTGGACTGTGCACGTCCAAGAAACAAAACTTGTTTGGTTTCGGGCCGGGAACGGTCAGGCTGGGATTGATCCACATCTTCGCATCGCACGGGACAACGACCTCGAATGCATCTATCGGCGCTGGGGGCCAGCGCACACTCTGCCGTTGTTTGATTACTCTGGCATCAGTGATCCGTTTGCTGAGGCCGACCGCTTTAATGTCACGCTGCGCAGCGCCGAGCCCGTCACGCTTCGCGATGGAACCGCGGTAATCGACACTCGACCGATTACGATTTATTGGCCGCAAGCGCCGACATCGTTCTATGTTGGCTCGCCAACATTCGATACGCCTACGATTGTGGTTGCGACTGCAACGCCAGATGTGGCGACTTCGGTTTGGGTGAATTCGATACTCTCTCGCGGCGGAACGGTCAGCGCGCCGCGACAGACGATGGTTGATCTCTTCATCAAGGGTCTCAAGTCGGATGGGCTGTGGCCACTATTTGATCGAATATGGATTCCTGGCGCCGAGAACGAGATCGCCGGATTGACGGATACGATAGCTGCTGCGGTCGCAACCAACGTCAGCAGTGCCAATTTTTCCATTAATCGCGGCTATATATCGGACCCCGGCACTGGCGGGTATATTGACACTCATTTCAATGCGGCCACGGCGCTAGGTCGCAAGTACGCGCGCAACAGCGCGCATGTCGCATTGTTTGTAACTCCTGAACCGCTTGCTGGCTGGTCTGCTGGCGGCAATTTCGTCTTTGGTACGCTTACCGGCGTCGGAGTCACTTCATTGCAGCTTCGCGTACCAACGGTCGGTGTGCAGCACCCGCCGACTTATTTCTCGATTAACGATGCAAACTATTCGTTGTCGAATTTTTCCTACCTCGATGATTTTGGATATGGCTTCTATGCGATGAACAGGAGTGCCGTGAACTTATCGCAAGCTTTCCGAAACGGCAGGCAAATACTGTTCTCGAACAATCCATCGCAGGCACCGGAAAACAGCACATTCACGTTCTGCGGAGCGCTTGGCAATTTCAGCGGCAGTCGCATCGCATTTGGTTGCTTTGGCCAGAGCTTGTCGATTGCTCAACACGCCATGCTCTACAACCGCGTGCTTGCATTAATGCAGGCCATTGGGGCCATCTAACAGTCAAACAGGAGGCTACGATTCGCTACTCTCAGCCGTTCGGTACGCCCACGCCACCGCTTGGATCGTATCCTCGATTCGTGAATGGGAATCCAGTCACGGGGACCGAGGGTAGCATTCCGCCCGCGACCTCTTTCGACGAGGACCAGATCGAGATCGTCACGGTGATTCAGAACGCCGGATTGGTGCCTGACCACAACGACCTCACCCAGTTGTGGCAAGCGATCCAGGCATTGATTGGCCAAAAATATATCACCACGGCAGTCGTGCGAAAAGTGCATGGTGCTGGTGCGGATTTTGTTGACTTGAATTCGGCACTGGCATGGCTCGCGCCATACATCATCACCGCGAGCGGATCGGTTACATTCATGATTGCGGCCGGTCGCTGGACCTACACGCAAACGGTCGAGATCAATCATCCAAACGCGAACCGCATTTTCATCCAGGGTGCGGCATTGCTCGGCGGTGCGCCCGATCCAGCCAACATCTCGGTCACGGGCTATCACAACTCTGCCGATGGCACGAACCAGATCATCTACTTGCGTTCGGTGTTTGGCACCGAGTTGTCATTCACTGGAGGCGTTACTGGCTTTCGTTGCCTGAGTGAGGGCGTGCTACTTCGTTACTTGCTGATCACGGGCAGTCAGTCGGCGCAGGGCAACTACGGCAACGGCATCGAAGTCTACAGCGATGTCTATGCTGACTGTCTTGCAATTTGGGGCATGGGAAACGTCGGCATCGCTATAAATGGCGCTCGCTTCGTGATGTCGAGTTCGTTGAGCATAACGGTTTGCTTTTCGACGCAGTCCGGAATCGTAGTGAGTTCGGGGGCGTTTGAGGGTACTTCGCCCGGTCAGGTCATCATTTGCAGCAACGGAATGGTTGGCCTCTACATGCTGGGCGGTTGGTTTACTGTGCAGAACCTTGACTGTCGCGGCAACAATCCCGGTCAGACCGTCGGCGCGATTTATCTCAAGGCAGGCAGTCACGTCAATTGCACGATCAATTCGTCGTATAACAATGCATGCGGCGTCTACGTTGCCGGTGCCTCAACATTGCAAGGCGAATTTTCAAATTATGTTTCTAACACGGGCGTTGGTCTTTACATGGATGGCGGCAAGGCGTGGATCAACGGTTCATGGCTGCAAAGCAATTATCCGTTTGATGTAGATATCAATGGCGGCGGAATGTGTGATTCGACGGGTGCAGGCTACGGTACTTGGTCGCCGCCTTGGAACAGTTGGATCAACGGATACGACGCGTATCTCAGACACTGAGGAGAAATCGAATGCCTAACTGGAATGATCCTGGATTTCAGCCGCCCGGATGGAAATTTCTCTCACCGGGCGGGTGGGGCATCACGTTGAAATGCAACTATTGCGGCCAGCAATGGGTCACGCCTGCCGAGCCGGATGGCATACAAGGGCACCCCCACACCGATGCGCAGTGGGAAACGTGGCGAGCGGCGCAAGTGCCACCTCTCCCGCCGGGGCCGCCCAAGCGATACACCCAAATCAGTCCGCCGCCGCCGACCGGACCCATCTCCACCGCCGCCGCCTTGGAGGCGAACCTCGCTCGCGAAGCAATACTAAATGAGAAAGGGCTACTACGGCACGGAGAACAGCGCCGACTTCCAACTCAAGCGCAAGACACAGCGAAAGCGGAAGGTCAAACCTAGTGGGCAAGACCTATTACTCGCTCTGGCAAAACCCAACCTATCCTGAAGACCAGGGCATGTCGGTCCCAGAGATGGAGGCGGCCGCGCGAGCCGCGAGCATGGCGCGTGCACAGAGTCCAGGGCCGCTGACGTGCGTCATCGATGGGACTTGGTCGGTCGACAATCCGTTCCACGCGGACGACTTTGCAACGTGCATGCAATACCGTCATCAGAACGTGGTTGCAGATGGCGCCCCGTGGACTTACTGGCAACTTGTTGATGGTCCGCTGATTGGCCCGAGGCCGCCTGTCCCGCCGCTGCCCGTTGGCCTGCTTGATTGGCAACTGCGCACGTCGGCCGGTTATGTCCCGCCGGGGGTACAGATTCCGGTCATTCCGCCGCCGCCGCCGGGATCATTGCCGCGGCTGTGGGCGGTGCGCGCCGGTCCAGTCGATACAGACCGCAGCATGGGAGTCAGTTTCGAGGGCTGTTCCATCATCATCAATGTTGCCTCGTCCGTTATTTGGCCGCTCGTTGCTCCGTTTGCGACGAGGCTGACTTTCATCGGCTCGTTTACAATTGAGCATTGCTACATCGGAACCAATCTTCCCGGCATGGGCTACTTCGCCACAACGATGCACCCGGTGACTTTCAACGGAGGAAATAAAGGAGTCACCGTGAGCCTAGACGACAGCGGCAATTTTATTCCAACGGTGTCGGATGACATGCCATTTGGTTTAGACGGGACGAATTCTCTTTGGGTTACCTTTTTTCTCGATCCAAATGGCGACGGGATTCTTGGGGAAACCACTCAACGCGAGTGGGCGTTCTTCTTTATTCCGGCGGCCACCCTCCCCACTGCTGACATCGGTTCTGGCAACGAATTTGATTTACCGGGGGTGACTTACGTTCCCTCCATGGGCGGCGCGGGACTGTTCAGCATCGAAGGGCTATACGATCAAAGCCAACTCGTGGCCAAACCATCGGCGTGAGACATGGACGGAAGTCAAACAGCTTGGCAAGGGCGAACGTTTGTTGCACGCGTTGATCCTGTTGCGATTTATCCCTTGAACGGCGGCTATGCGGCGCGGGTGTGGATCGCGGGTGATTTCACGCTGGCAAGTTTATTTATCGGACCTGTGAGCGCTCGCAATCCGTTCATAGCTTCCGCTATGTATCAGCTAACCTTTAACGGTGGCAGCAAGAGCGTCGTTGTGACGCTAGATACTTTGAATGATTATGTTCCCGTTGTATCCGATGATCTGCCGATTGGCATCGACGGAAGTCGCGGGCTGATTGTCAGCGGGTATATCGATCCGAGCGGGAATGGAGTGGTTCTCACTCAGTCGGTTCAATTTGGTTGGTCTTCGAAATATGCGCTGGGCGACTCTGCGTTTGACCTGGATAAGACCACGAGCAACTACGTTGACACGACGACTTTATATAATTCCGTCGCAGTTCAAATGATCGAGGGATACTACACGCCGCCATCGACTGGGATTGGAATACTGCCATGACGGTAGCGCTCTATCAACTCAGCGACGTGTGGAGCGATCCCACTTCGCTGTTCCAGGCTATTCGGATGAATGTTCAAGATGGCGGCCATCTCAGTGGTTCATTGCTTTTTGATTTGCAGGTCAATGGCATCTCGCAATTCTCGGTCGATCCAGGCGGCGTCGTCCTGTTACTTTCTGACCTGAAGTTCTTTCGCGACGCGACAGCCCCAGTGCCATCGATTCCGGTTCCGGGTCCATCGCTGGCGTTGCGCAATGGCGCGGCACCTCAAGGTTTTCGCGTCTACAACACATACACCGATGACAACAATTTCGAGCGCGGAGGCTTCACCTGGCTTTCGTTGGCTAACACGCTGGCAATCGGCACGTCGGCTCTCGGGACCGGGCAGTCGCGACCGATAATCTTTCAGGGCACGAACTTTCTCGTTAATCAAAATGACCTTGGCATCTTCCGCTCCTCGCCCGGGGTGCTCGAAATCAACAATGGTTCGCCCGGTGTGACTCAAGCATGCTACTTGAAGTGGGGAGGGCAAGCACGCGTCAATGCGGATGCCGGGTTCTCTACGGCGACGCTCTCTAATGTGGCCGGTCTCGTGGTCAATGTCGCAGCCGGTCGTGCGTATGCCTTCGAAGTCGAGCTTTCATTCACCGACGCTGCGGCCGGTGGCATCAAGTGTGCCGTGGCCGGTACCTGCACGGCGACAAACATCATCTATGACGGCTGGATAGTCGACGCCGCTGCCGCCGGGATAAAGGGCAACGCGCAGGCGGCGGCGCTCGGCGGCGTTGTGGCCAGTGCCGTCACGACGGGCACAGCAGGCCATGTCACGATTCGAGGCACCGTTGAAGTCAATGCGGCTGGTACGCTGACGGTGCAGGCGGCGCAGAACACCGCCAACGCCACGGCCACGGTGGTCAAGCGGGGCTCGCGCATGATCGTGCATGACATCACATGAATCACAACGACCGCATTCCGGTATGGGCCAAGATTTTGATCGCGCTGATCATCGTCGCGCTCGTCATGGTCCTCTATGCGCTGTTGCTATGGCGAGAGGAACCGCAGACCGGATACTTGTCGGAACCAGCCGAAGCGCAAGCGCAGGTCAATCTCTATGACGGCATAGCGTTCGATGCCACATTGTTGCGGCTAGATCGACGAGCACTCGATGAGGCTTACCACGCGCAACTTCTCAAGCTGTGGGGGGTCTGGCTTGCCGATGGTGCGCGTCATCAAGACAATTTCAAGAACGGATTGGCCAATGCGCGGCGAGCTTACGGTCTGGCATTGGATGCTATCACCAAGCGCGAACAACAGTTACAACAGCGGGACGAGGCAAAATGATTTGTATTAGTTCGGGCCATGGATTGCACGTCCGTGGCGCGCGCGGCGATCCGGTGCCGCCGCAACTCGATGAAGTTGATGAGGCCCGCAAGCTTGTCGAGGCTGTCGCCAACTATCTGAGGCTGGCCGGTGTTGATTGCGAAACGTTTCACGATAACACGAGCCACGATGTTTCGACCAATTTGGATACGATCTGTGATTGGCATAACTCGCAAACCAGAACGCTCGATGTCAGTTGCCATTTCAACTCCAACGACGGCAGCGCACACGGCACCGAAGTTTGTTGGTACACGCAAAGCGCGCTCGCGGCGAATGTCTCTGAAGCGATCAGCGACGCCGGTGGCTTCACGAATAGAGGCGCAAAATATCGGGATGACCTAAAATTCTTAAAGGCGACGGAACAACCGGCGATCCTGATCGAGACATGTTTCTGCAACAACACCGGAGACTCAAATCTCTACAGGGAAAATTTCGAATCGATATGCGGCGCAATCGCGGCGTCGATCTCGGGCGTGCCCATCGAAGCGCCACCTCCGGAAGCTGAGTTGCCGCCGCCGGATCAGCCCGGACGCCCTCAACGTCCGCAATGGCCAGATCGACCGGAAAACGTCCCGGTCGAGGAGCGTCCGACGCTGCATCAAGGAGATGCGGGCGACGATGTGCTCGATATGCAGCGTATGATCCCGCGTTTCTCAGGCGAGTTCGACGGCGATTTCGGCCCAACGACGCATGAGAACGTCGTGCGCTATCAGCGCTCGCGAGGGCTTGAGGCGGACGGGATTTGCGGGCAGCAAACATGGAGTGCGCTTTACGATCATGCGCTACCGGTCCCGCCGCCACCGCCTCCGCCCGGAGCACTTACGCCGCAAGAGCAAATCGACATCATGGAAATCGCCAACGATAGCGATATCGCCGACTATCTTTGGGAAGACAGGGGAGTTGCGCCTACCGGATTCACCCAAGGAATGGCATTGTCATTTGCACAGACACTCAAAAAGCTTTGGGCTAATCATCCCGCAGCGGTCGAGATGGCCAAGGCTAGAACGAAC